ACAAAAGACTTTGGTTGGTTTGATATACGACAGAGTTCCCGTCGTGGTGCAATTATGGATACTTTCTGGGAGCCTTACACTCACAGACTAATTGCAACAATGGCACAGAGAGGAACTAAAATATCACTTCCTGTGGCTGAAGAGTACGCTTCACTGATGACAGGATTCGTACCACGTTTAACAAAGCTATATGCCGAAATTGCAATACCAAGTAAGATTGCCACGAAAATTTCAACGGTTCTTTCGAAAAAAGAAATGAATCTTTTTAGACAATTTCATTCGGAAAAAGTAGCTAAAGACCCTTCGCTATCCTTCGACGACACCTTTGAGTTGTTTAAACAGCAGAGAGCAAAAATAAATCCGGCAGAGGGTGAGCCTACTTGGATGCAAAAAATAAAAGCAAAGGTAGTTGGCGACAGAGTTACTAAAGGCTTGCAGTTGGACGATGCTGCACTAGAGGTAGGAGATCGTGTCGAAGTAATTTCTGCAGTAAGGTATAAGGATAGTTTAGTAAGACAACGGGACGCACTAAATCAAGGTATAAAAAAACGCGGTGGAGTTGCTAACCCTAGTGATTTAGTTAAACTTGGCGAATTAGATCGTAGCATCAACAATTCAATTGTTTCGCTTCAATCTGCTCGAAAGCGTAGTGCATCTGCTAAGTTTATTAGAGATGCAAAAGAAGCCGACGTTTACATGACGCTAGGCTCAGGAACTATTGGGCATATGTTCCAACAGTCTGAAGAAAATACAGGATTTACAGGAAACCAACAGATGGGCGAACTCGTCGGTTTGTTCACGGGTATAGCTTTGTATTTAGCTAGAGGTTCTGCTCCAGCCGCATATCAGATGTATATGACTAACAGATTTACAGCGCGGCTATCTTCGAAAAAAGCACAGCTAGAATTTTTGACTAAAAACATTAGTCACCTCTCTCCAGAACTACAGACTGGAATTATAGAACGTTCAAAATACCTAGATGAATTGCACAATGTACTCATAGCAGAGGGAGTCGACCCAAGACTCGTAGCACAAGGAATAGCGGGTATGAGTAACTTGGGAACATTGAAAGCCCTAGAAGACATAACTCGTAGCCAGTTAACTGTTAAAGAAATCAAGAATTTTAGTGTGACTCATCTCGAACAAAACCTGCAGTTGCAAGATGATCTTGTGAACAATTTGCGTGAGATTCTTGAAAATATTGACGGGGCTGGGTCTGCGACACCGAAGGGTGATTTCTATCGTATGATCAGCATGGCTGTTAAGGTAGGCCAAGAGTCTGTAGACGATCTTGGGAAAAGCATCGATACTATCAATAAAAACGGTGTTCAATACTACCTAGACTTAATTGACGGTAACACAGAAGCTTTTGGAAAACAGTTAGGTCCTGATACTGTTGCTAACTTTGAAAAAGCAATGGAAAACCTGATGCAAAAATACGAAATAGTTGATTCGAGTAAGCTAACAACCCTTGAGTTTAACAAGATTACTGACGAAGCACTTGGAGTAGTAGTGCGACAAATACAAAAACATGCGGACACAGTAAGATCCCGTTTAGGAACAACGGCTGGCGCACGTGCAGAAGTCGAAGCAGCACTAGGACCGGGAGGCGTTATTGCTGCTGGACAAAGAACACAAGCCAGTATTCCTAACTTTGATAATACTGGTGATCTGATGGCTGCTGTTTTAGAAGCAAAACATGTAGTAGACAAAGCCAGAGCAAAAAAACCATACCAGCAGATAGACGATGCAGGTAGGAAAGGTAACTTTGTTGATGCACAAGGTAATCCAATCAGTGGACAAGTATCAGTTCGTGTAGATGATATTTTTGAAAGCCTCTTCAGTAGAGAAGTAGGTGGAGAAACAATATCTAGACCTAACCTTCCGGTCGGAAAGATGTCTAAATCTGATATGTCTCCTGCTGATATTAGCACACTAGAAGCAACTTTTGATCAGATATCTGAACCGTTCTTTTTAATGCTGGCTGAAGGAACAAATAAAACTGTTGATGAAGTAGTAGCTGATCTGGTAAAAACGTTTGAGGCTAAAGGTAAAACTTTTAGAAAAGGTAGCAAGCAAGCACAGGTTGCACAGTACATGCGCGAAGCAGCAGCCGAAGCAGATAGTGACCTACAAATCTTCGAGATGGGTTTTTCAGACCTTCGTGAATTAGATAAAGCTTTGCGTCACGTTGAGTTTGGTGCTCGTAAAGGTAACAATATTGAACGTGCCACGCTATACCAAAACCTACAGAAGCAGGTAGAAAACAAATTTAATCAGTTTGAGTTGATTAGCCCAGACGGAAGCCGTACTCCTATAGACTCGCTTGGAATAGTTGTAAAAGGAGAAGGCGGAGACGAAATTATAGAAGTTTCAGAAGCCCTGAGACGAGCCAATGCAGGTTGGTCTGAGTTTAAAACAAGATGGTACGATACTCAGGAAAATGCCAAAGTCCCAGCATGGATGTCGTGGGGAAACAGGGGTATCGTAGATGTATCCGTAAACAATCCACTGGGCATTCGATATAAAAACGCAACTCGTGAGTGGATCGATATTAAAAAAATTGCCAACGACCCTCTCAAAGAGGGCGGAAGAATTATGGATTCGTTAAGGCTTGCACTAGGTAAAAAAACCGTAGACCGTAGCACTGGAGTTCCCGATTATACGTTTGTCGAAGGTGACCCTATGACACAAGCTGTCGCCTCTACCCTGAAAGCATCTGTCGCTGACTATATTTTGAGTCTAGGTGCTAAACTGAACGAAGCTGAATTGTCTCAACAGTTAGATAATATAGATAGCGTATTTGTTATGATAGGTGCTGACGGGACTAAAAAGTCTATGATCAACGCTGGTGAAGTTTTCGATGATGTAAAAGGCTTTTCACCGGTATCAATCGGAGCAGAGGCGCACAAGAGAGCCACCCAGAGAGTAGTTTCTGATATACGAACAGAAATAGACAACGCCCTAGAGCCAGCAAAAAAGCTAAAAAAACAAAAAGAACTTGCTGTAAAGATTCTGGAAAGTTATGGTCCGGGTCGTGTTAGTATGGATCAAATAGCTGACACAATCGTTGGTGGCGGTATAGAACAGATAAATGCAATCAAGCGTGATCTAAAACTTGCGGGTGGCTTTACCGATCAAGAGGTAAGCACTATTTTAGCAGAGGTATATATAGACGGCTTAGAAAAAAAGTCTATACGGTACACACAAAACGTTCGCGTTACTAGCGCAAAAGGCACTATTGTTCCAGAGACGTACTTTGATAACGCTACAATGTTTGAAATGCTAGGACTCAATGATCCTAATGAAAAGGGTGCTGTTGTAAGAGAGTTGATAGGAGAACGTCGCTACGCAGTTTGGAATGCTACAGCAAAACTGATGGCTGCACGAGACGACGCTTTACAAAAACGATCTTTAGATGTAACAGGCATACCTCGTTCATTTAGCGTTGAGTCATATATAAGTCGTTTTTACGCTATCAATAGAGGTGTGGTTAGCTTACGATACGTAGGTACAGAAGCTGTCTTGCAGCAAATGAGAAATACAAACTACAACTTTATCAGGTCGGTTTTGTCTGATCCCGAAGTTGGTGAGATGTTTATCGAAATGGTAAAGACAGGAAAGCCCCTGACACCGACAAGAGAAGCTTCATTCTATAGGGGTCTGGTTTCTTCCTATGCTCAGTATAACAATATCTTCAAAGAAAAACCTCAAACCATAGAGGATACATACGGACGAGCATTTACGCTTTATCCTGATTTTGAAACAGGTATTCCGATCACCGCAGAAGACGCAATCGTTGGTCCCGGTAAACGTATACCTATCTTCCCAGAAATAGAAAAGCGTAAAGCCCCAGCTATAACAACCCCATCTATATTTAAATAAAAGGATCAAAAGCTATGAAACAGTATAACAACGGACAACGCAAAGGTATGATGTACGGCGGAATGCCACGCAAGCCTATGATGTACGGCGGCAAAGCTAAGAAGATGCAGATGGGCGGAACCACCGCTCCTAAAAAGAAGAACGCAATGCAACAGAGTGCAGCATCGATGCCTATGACATCTCCAATGATGCCAGCCGCACCTATGCAAACTGCCCAGCAACGCACCCCGATGGCTGAAGGCGGTAAAGCATTTGCGGCACTTGCTGCGCCATACGATAAGGCAACTTATGCTGACAAGATTGCTGGCGCAAAGAAGGGTAAATAGTCGTGGCTACTAAGTACGTCAGTGCTCCGAAGGGCTACCACTGGATGAAACAGAAGAACGGCAGCTATCGCCTAATGAAAAACCCCTCAACCGGCTATAAGCGGCATAAGGGGTCTTCAATTCGTGCTAGGTTTGAGGTACAAAAAGTACACAAATAAATTCAAATGTAGTTTCTAGATTTCTCCAACATCTCGTTCCCCATCGACCTAATATACCGAAGCAGGGATGCTATAGAGTGTGCACCTTCATACTCTGGCATCCCTGTATTTATTACAGCTTCTAGCTGCTCCGGTTGGACACCATCCATGTTTATTTCTACGTTGCCGTCTTGTTTTAAATATACTGTGAATTGAAACAGATTAGCTTTGTGCTGTTTTGCCATCGACGTTCTCTAGTTCTTGTATTGCTAGGTTGTAACAGTCGGCTCTAAATGTGAATCCGTTTGTCGGATCAACATCCCCTCTGCTATATCGTGTAGCCTTTTTGTAGAACGTTTCCTTTGGTATCTCCCCCAAGATCCAAGCCTTGCTATGGTCTGTAAGGATGCGGACAAAGACGTAGCTGTCACAGTCTTGTTTAGAACCGTGTGCTGCTACAGAACAATCGTAGTTTGGTGAAGGGGTGGTGTTGCACCGCTTAGTCTTTACGTCTACACGTCGGTTTCCTACGAGCAGGTCAAAGTCCTTGCTGTTGACAGGTTCGCCACCAGCGTAGTCTTCTACAATTATTTCTCCGATTGCCCCAACGACATTACTAAGACTGCCAGTGATGCTGCCCTGTAGATTACCTACAGAGGCAGCTTTCTTTTTGGCACGAGATAGAATATCAGGCGTTATCTTGATCTGTATCATCTGTATTTTTCGTTTCTCTAGGTAGCCAGACTTCTGTTTCCGAACCACACTTAGGACAATCTAAAAATGTTATCATAGAGTAGAAGGAATTATCTTCTGTGTCAACATCAGAGTTCCAGATTAGTTCGGTTTTACAGTGCCAACAATCCATCAAAGAATCTCCAAGCTTCCAGTGATTATATATTTTTCATTGCTGATAGGGGGATTGCCTCTATGTAAGTAATTATAGCACACAGGAAATAACACTGTAGTACCAGCTTTGGCTTCTATTCTCATGCTCTGATTCAAGAACTCTGTTTCCCCGCCCTCTTCAACATCGTTAAGATACGTCATATAGACTACTAATCGTCTAGACTGGTTAACTGGCCCATTCTGCTCCGCATGAAAATTATGAAATCCACCCCCTATGGGTGTTCTTTGTATCTTTGCCCATATAATGTCGTGAGGTGGTGCAGTGTCTAGTATAGGATGATAAGACCTATACAGAGGGTACGAACGTTCGAAAAAGCTAGAGATGTACTTGCGAAAGAACATAGACCCTTCATTCACAGCTAAAACCTCTGGTTGCGACATAGGTGCTAGTTGCTCATCTTTCCTAAGTGACTCTATATAATTCATGCAAAATCCAGAGTCTCTCGCTAAGTGAAAAAGACTTATTCCCTCTTCACAAAGCTTCTGTGGTATAGAGTCAGGTATCGCTAATATTGCATCTTTGTACATATGATCCATGCTATATCTTTCTTTAAGTAGAGAGTTGAGGGCTAACCGTTGACCCTCGCGCATCTATTAAGCGATGAACCTATTTATGTTAGGCTGCGTTCAAGTCTACAACCTCACACACACCCGCAGTACAAGCTAACTCACGCGACCCGCTGGTATTGTCTTCCTTCTCAAAGTCTGTCAGCTTCTCCCAGTCGATGACAACGTTATCATACGTTGCTTTCCACTCCAAGTATTCGTCTCTGTCGATATCTTGGTACGGAGCCTGTTGGTAGGTATGATCGCTATGAGGAAGGAACGAGACACCAGAAGCTACGTCAAAGTTTTCAAAAACCCACGCACCAACTTCCATCCACTCGCTTTCCTTAACGGTAATTGTAACAGATGGTTTGTGCTCACACCAATGCAAGGCATAGGTCTTCCACAATTCTAACTGCTCAATGGCTGTCATCTGTGTCCGTGTTACCGCACCATCCGGCGACTTCATCGGAAATGAGAAGACTGTTGTAGAGTCTGGCTTCATCATGTCACGTTCGTTGTGCACACCAGATTCAATTAAGAACTGTGTCAATGGGTCTTTATTATCGCCACGAACAGTACGAATAAAGTAATCGTTGTGTCGTGCGTGGATGCCACTAGCGGAGTCTGTAAGCTGCGAGACAGTTCCTGATGGCTTGACGCAGGTAATTGCTGCGCTGACAGGGATACCAATCTCTTCTGCGATGCGTCGGTTTGTTTCAACAGCGGTTTCCCGCATCTCTTCTAGCCAACGCTTGCTATCCACATTCTTTGAAAGAACAGGATGATCCATGATACCTGTCAAAGATACACCAAGCAAACGCTCTTCTTCTGTATTCTTCTTCCAGATATTACGAAGGTACTTAAAGTCTGTCAGGGTAGACTGCAAGGTTCCCAAGATTGTTGCCAAGCGTACCTTATCTTTGAGGTCTTGAAGGGAGTCGGTTTCACGAACAACAACCTCAGACAAGTTGCAGAATTGATACCCGCGCAGGATGATTTCTGAGCAAGGGTTGGTTCCCCACATGTGCCCTGTTTCACGCCGTCCATTACGAGCAACCTGCTTGTCGGCTGCTTCACGGTTGAACATGCCACGCTCACCAGACTTGCTGTCGTACAGGGCAAGCCACTCACGCATGAACGTACCCATCTCAGGCTTAGTCTTGTAAGAAACTGAGTTGTTTGCAAGCGCACGTTGCGGCTCAGACTCCCACCACATACCAGACTTAGCATGTGCCATCTGATCGTCATTCAGATTAGACAGACTAATCAAAGCAGAGCGGCGCACACCGCCTACAACAACGATCTCCCCAATCTTACACATGAGATCGTGACACTCAATAGGGAACAAACGTCTGCCCTTTGCCTTCCTGAAAATTTCTACAGTAAAGTTAAATAAGTCTGCAAGGGGCTGCGGACCACTTGCTCTGCCGCCCATAACCTTCAAACGAGCACCAGCTTCACGAACTCCAGACATGTCCCACGAAGGAACCTGTCCTGCGTATAGCAGCGCAATCAATTCGCGTAACGCTTTCGCCCATCCCGGCTTGCTGTCACCGACTTTAATTACAGTATCCGAAGTGTTAAAGTTGTCAGATACGACAGGTAGCTTATCTACGTTCTCTCGCTCTACAGAGAAACCGACTCCTGTACCACACATTAAAATGTACATGCACTCATCGAACGCACGAGGGCTGTCTACTGGAATGTAGCTACAATTATAGCCGCACACTGCGTCACGATCTAAGGCGTCACCGGCAGTCATCATAGCCCTCATCGAAGGCATGACACGAAGGTTGAGGATAGCCTCTTCTAGTTCGTTCTTTAGTGAACTGTCCAGCTTATAACCGTGCTTGTCATGCACATAAGAATCCATAAAAGAAATATATCGGGATACAGTCTCATCCCAGTTCTCCCTGCGCTGCTCGTCTTCGATCCAACGTGCGTAGCGTGATTTGTGAATGAATTGTTGGTATGGTGTAGGCAGCATATTGCTCATTTATCTATTCCTTCTCTCGTCGGTTTTTAATTGTTAATAGTCGGTTTGTGTACCATTGGGCTTTGGAGATGTCTTCGTCTCCGTTTTTGTATCTTTCTCGCCATGTGTACTTGAGGACGTTACCTTTGTAGTATCCTCGTAATTCTTCGGGAGACAACGCCGCCTCGATTGCGTCAATGCACTCGATACCTGCTTGATTATAGTGTGGCGGATTATTGACAATATCTACTCCCCCATAAGCCATCTTACCGGCCTGTTCGTTTTCATCTTCCATGTGCTTCATGTATGCCTCGTGTCTCACCGGTTGTCTCCGCTACCCTGCAAAGCGTTACGAAGTTTACGGTTATGTAATTTGTCTAGGTTCATCTGCGCCACTTCTTCTAGGCTGTAGCCCAAGTCTCGTGCCAAGATTGCAACGTACCATAGCACGTCACCTAGTTCTTTTGCAATATCATCCTTGTAGAAAAGATGAGGTTCGCCGTCACGAAGAATCTTCTTTACCTTATCTGCTACCTCACCAGCTTCTCCTGCCAAACCCAATGCAGGGTAAACAACAGAATACTCGTTTGGATAGATAGCAGTATCCTCTGCTCTCATTTGAAATTCATCTAGCCTCATTGTTCTGTACCAAAATTGACTCTAACTACGTTGCCTTCTACAGTCTTTGTGATGCGAGGGTCTTCTACTCCGGCCTCTTCGATCATCTCTTCTGCAGCCAAGCGAAACTCAATGGAAGCCACACCTCTATCGAATAACTCTTCTGTGTGCATACGAACCATGTCAAGGACACCTTCTTGTATTACCATTGCTGAATCGAAGTCCTCATCGTTTTCGTAAGTCTTGTTTGTTGTGTCGTAGGCGGACAAGGTAAATTCATTCTCAGCCGTTGAACGCAAGATGATGTAGTAACGGTCGGGCAAAAGCGACATCATCTCTACATTCTTCTGGAGTTCTTCATCATCAATAGCCATTACTTATACCAATCTGTAGGAATAGAGCCTTCTGCCCATATAAATTTATGTCGTTCACACCAAGAAGAATACGTCGTCTTGCTGCCCTTGTAAATCTTATTCGATGCTCTCAAGAAAACAAAACGTATATCCAATTTAGGGTGTTGCTTTTTAACTAATAGCATCTTAACTCTGTCGTCTTTAGTCAAGTGCCCTTTTGCTTCTACATATATCTTGGATTTTTCTAGGTAGAAGTCTGGGGTATAGTGTCGAGGTTCGGGTATGTACTGGAACCGTTCTTCTTCGTACTTAAACGGTACAGAGTTTTCTGTTAAGGTTCGAGCGATGTTCAACTCAAACTGTGACCTATATCCTGCTTTTTTCAAAATTCTAGTCCAATCGATTGAAATCTTTTTACCAGATACCCTGCCAGTTTGGGGGATAGTCTTTCTATATTTGTAAGTTCTGTTGTTAAAGGGTGCATCGGCACACATACATAGGCTCCCGCATAAGAGATTCTGCTTATCTTTTGTAATTCTTCTTCTACAGTTTTTATGTCTCGTGCTTCGGTTTCAGAATGTAATGATCCTTCCTTACTATAGTTGTTGACAAGGGTTAGGGGCAAGCCATTCTCGTGAATACGCATCTGGCATATGCGCCTTTCCCCGCCAGCTTTCTTTTCAGATTCGATGTAGATATGATACAAACTTTTGTTCATGTGCATCAAATCTACTTCGTAATTTTTCACAAACAAGTACGGCATTAGAGTTCTTTCTTCTTCAAGGTAGAGTACCATACCTGTGGCGGTGACTTTGCTCGTGACGTTACTCTATTGTGCAATACAGCGTCAGGCCAGCAATGATGGCGATAGCCGCACAGATTACATTCACGAGGCAGCAACTTATTGCCTGTAGAGATTATCTCACCCTTGTTCTTGTAGGTTTCGGCAACCGGCTTGTAGGGTTTGAAAGGCTTCACGTCGGTTTTGTTAAGGAACTTGATACGCTCCGCCGCGTCCTTTAGGTAGTGTTCTTTGTCTTCTTGTGACCACTCCGGCACCTCAACGACAGCAACCATACCACTAGACTTATTAACAACTATCCATCCCCCAAAAGGTAAACCGACTGCCTCACTGTACAAGAACCCTTGCATCAGATAACCAAACGGATCATCTTCCTTTAGTTTGTCGTAGCCGCCCAGACCAGTAAACTTGTAATTAAATGCCCAGTCACTTGCAGACTTGATATCCCAGACTTTATCTTGGCCTAATTCGTCACGCAAGATTACGTCTAGGGTTCCCTTTATCTTCTCTCCGGCAATCTCTAGTTCTACTTGCTTCTGGTAATCAACGATCTCGACACCAGCTTCTTTCATAATTGCCATCAAGATAGATTCAGTTAAGTCACCAAACATGAATCTAAACAATGTGTTATAGGCCATGTCTTCTTTGATGCCGTGTTTATCCAAGACCTGTTGACAAAGAGGGCGACCCAAACCAGACATACGAATACGATACTCACCCCTATCAGAAGTAAGCTGTTTTACAATAGATTCCTGACAATCTTTTTTAAAGGTTTCGAGAGTCTCAGGGGAGACAGTTGTTTCCCCCCTGAGAGCCTTAGACATATAGTCCTGTATTTTAAGCAGCGTTAGCATTATCAAAGTCCGCCGCCAAATCGATGTCGTCATCGTCAGCGAGAAGCTTTGCTGCCTCACGATGCTGGTTCATAACATTCTCGTTATGACCCTTAACGGTATCAACAAACTTAGACATCAACTCTTTATCTTCGTCAGAGATGGTATCTACTACGCCCTTCAAGGTTGGCATCGGTGTCCAGTAAGTCACGCTACCGTTCTTGTGTCGGCTCGTAGCTAAGTTGATTTCGCACTTCTGCATGATCTTGTTCTGCTTAGTCAAGTTGTTGATGAAGTCGTTCATCGGAATGAAACCAGACCGCTTGAAGTAAGCTACTACTGGCTCGTCCTTGATCTCTACCTCGTTGCCGTCAGCGTCCTTAAACGTGCCGGAAATCTTAGAGTAAAGAATCTGATTGCAGCTAACCGAACGAGATGTAAGGTATGCAACGTCATCTTTAGCTAGGCGGCTTTCCTCATCACGAGTCAAACGACCACACTTGTTTGTGCCGATTGTGTCGGGGAACATCCCTGACAAGGTTGTCTTCTGAACCGACTTGCAAGAAAACGTACCACTTTCCTGATCCCACATGCTGTACTCAAAGGTACGAAGGATTGGGCGAAGAACAACTTCTTCAGCGTAGATGAATCGACCATCTACATACATCTTCCATG